TTCCACTTGCCTGTCTCTTCGCTGTAACTAACCACAAAGTGGTGAACCTTATCCATTACTTTCCCTCCTTGTAGCACTCAGTCATTGTTCCCCAGCAGTAGCCGAGCCAGTTCCCGCCCTCTCCCACATACCAGAGATGTCCAGCTATCTGCCACATTCCCCAGATCAACAACAGGGTCGGGATGATTACCAGCACGACCCAACCTCTTGGTGTTAAGTTGTTCATTTCTTGCCCTCTCTCTCTGCAATCATTTGACCTGTTCTAATTCCTGCTATCAAGCTCCGCAAAGTTCGCTCTGCTTCTGCCTTCGTCCCTCCTAGATAGTCACTGAAACCGCGAGGTTCCCAGTGTCCTGAGCCGTAGTGACTTCCTCCTGAGAAGTGAATGCGAAAGGCTCGCCCGTATGTCCTGCTCCCCTCTTGCAGTACCAAGTGCGGACGCTTGTTTGACTCGTAAGTGTCCTCCACCTCTTCCCCTTCAAATAAGGGTTTGACTAGCTCCTCCAACACACCAACCAAGCGGTGCAAGTCCTCCATTGTTGTACTCATAGCCCGTGCTCCTGTTCTACTTCTAGCAACTCAGCGATGAAGCGGGTCACCTCTTGCGGGCGGTTAGCGTACTCGGTCAGCGCTTCGCCTAGCTTGGCTAGTTCTACATAGCCCAGTTCGAAACTAGGGCGCTCCCAGTTTGATAGTGGCATCTCCTCCCCGTACATCTCCTCGGTGTATCCGATAAGGTCGAGGAACTTACGAAATGGGCTGAAGTTGTTGTAATTGCTCGCCCAGTGGTAAAGCTCGCCCACGTTCTCGGCATAGGTTGGGCACGCTTCTTGCAACCAAGAGAGGGCGCCCTCCTCTCGTAGTGTTGGGTCATTCTTGGCACACTCAGCGCACCCGCTGGTTCGGTCTCCTGCGTGGATTGTTGTCATTTATTTACTTCCCTTCGCACTCTGCATAGACGGGTTCAGTGACCCATTCGCCGTTTGGCGCGTTCTGGTATGTGATGAGCTGCTGAGTCTCACCCGTGGCACATCCTTGCGCCGTTCCTAGTGTTGCCAACATTGCCACGATTAGGGCAAGGAATACGCCCGCGACCGCTAAGGTCGCTTTGGTTAGTGTCTCCATCAGATACCCACCACTCCACAGGCTTCTAAGAAGCGCTTACGGTCAAAGCGTGGGTTCTCTTCGTATAGCTTCCAAGCTAGGTCGTAGGCGATGTTCTGCGCCCCAGCTTTGGATTCTTCTTCCTCGAACTTATTCGAGAAATCAATTTGCGTCTTGATAGCTTGTGCAATTAGAATGTAATCTTTGCGTGTCATTAGATACTTCTCCTCTTAGGTTCTTTCAGCTCGTTGTGAACTGATAAGAGAAATGTATTGCAACACTGTGCCGTATGTAAAGCTCATTTGGCACTTATTTGGTCACAGTTTGGTAACGTTATCCTGAATGAATCCTGAGAATGTCAGGGTGCAACTGTGTCGCTTTATCGACATTTCAAAGGGTGTCGGGTTGCAAGCTGTTGAATGTTCAACCAGTTGCACAGCTTTGAATCGGTTGCGTTGCTGGTTGGTTGGGTTGTTAAATGTTGGGGATGCTATGGGGTATAGCGTGCCGAGGTAGTAGTGCGCCCCACACTCTTTCACAAACAGTTATCCACAACCTTATCCACAGCCTGTGCATAGCCCTGTGGACAACGGTCTGCCCCGCAAAAGAGACCCCCGTATGCTTAATCCGCTGGCATACATACCTGTACTCCCCAAATAAATATATTTCCTAAAGTCAAACCCTAAATATAGCCTCTGACCTGCGGTTTTACTGATGTGACTAACGTCACAAATAAAAAGCGGGAAACCGTCTAAATTTCCTGCCTTATATATAGTAGGGGAGCAAAGCGGGGGTAGTGTGCTTTGCGACCCGTGGCCGCCTCTTACGAGGCCCCTAGGCCGAGTACTGACTTACCCCTCAGTTCGCTGTGGCTCCCTCGGGCGCTAAGCCCGACGCTAGCGGCGCTTTTTAATCGGGATAGCTCTATCTATACCTTAACCAGGTATAAATCATATTCAACCAGGTATAAATAAAATTCGATCTCGCCCGATTTCAAAAATTTTTTTTAAGGGTTACTGGCTCAACGGATAGAGCATCTGTTTACGAAGCAGAAGGTTCCAAGTTCGAATCTTGGGTGGCCCACTATAGAAGGAGGATACGTGGCAGATAATTCAGCCGACATTGCCAAGCGTATTATCCTTGGCTGTGTAGCAGAGGGTATGACTATTGAGCAGGCTACCGCCTCTGCTGGTAAGTCTATTAAGACCTACGAGTATTATCGTCGTACAGATAAGATCTTTGCAGATAAAGTAGACCGAACCCGCCTAGGTCTTAAGGACAAGCAGTTTGCCGGTGGCGATGTCCACGACATCTCATTCCAAGAGTTTCGCCAGCGATTCCTTCACAGCCGTACCTTCCCCCATCAGCAGAATATTGTAGATGTAATCGAAGGCCGTGAACCAGGATGGCTGCATCCTTCGATGAAGTATGAAAAGGGTGTGGCAAATAACCGCATCCTTATCAATATCCCTCCCAACCACGCCAAGTCAATCACTATTACAGTTGATTACGTTACCTGGATGGTTGCCCAGAATCCTAACTTTAGAGTATTGATTGTTTCCCAGACGCAGCGTTTAGCTGCCGACTTTCTCTACGCCATCAAGCAACGCCTGACTCATCCTATGTATGAAGACCTCCAGAGCGCTTATGCTGCTGGCGTAGGGTTTAACTCTAAGTCTGCCTCGTGGCAGGCTACCCGTGTCACCTTTGGTGATGAGCTACGTGAATCTAGCGAAAAAGATCCTAATATCGAAGCCGTCGGTATCGGAGGCCAGATCTACGGTAAGCGTGCAGATATGATTATTGTAGATGATGCGGTGACCTTATCTAACGCCAACGACTTTGAGCGTCAGATCAAGTGGCTTACCCAGGATGTGCGTTCTCGTTTGAACCCTACAGGTAAACTTATTATTATCGGAACTCGCGTCGCCTCAGTTGATCTCTACCGCGAGCTACGCCAAGAAGATAGATACCCAGGTGGATTAGTTCCTTGGACATATCTTGCTATGCCAGCGCTTTTAACAGCAGATGAGAACCCAGATAAGTGGGAAACCCTCTGGCCTTTCTCAGATGCACCCTTTGATGGACAAGAAGATTCAGATAAGAACGAGGACGGCCTCTATCCTCGCTGGTCTGGACGTAACTTGTACAACGAACGCCAAGCAATGGATGCTTCTACCTGGGCGTTGGTTTATCAGCAGCAGGATATATCTGAAAACTCAGCCTTTGACCCGGTATGTGTACGCGGCTCCATTGACGGTATGCGAAAGTCTGGTGCATTAGTTGCAGGACATCCCGGTCACCCACGAGATTTATCAGGTTTCTCCATTATCTGCGGTCTTGACCCAGCGATGATTGGTGATACCGCAGCTGTTTGTTATGCGATAGATCGCAACTCGAACAAGAGGTACATAGTAGATGCTATTAAAATTAGTAGACCGTCTCCTGCCGACATTCGTGAGCTTATATTTAATTGGACTTCCCTATACGGCCCGTCTGAGTGGATCGTTGAACGTAATGCGTTCCAGTCTTTCCTCACGCAAGACGAAGGAATCAAGCAACACCTTGCATCCAGAGGAGTAATCTTACGTGAACACCACACAGGAAACAACAAGTGGGACGCAGGATTCGGTGTTGCCAGTATGTCCACTCTGTTTGGAACGAAGCAGCACGATGGTAAGCATCATAGAGATAACCTTATCCATCTTCCTAGCGATCAAACAGAAAATGTCAAGGCGCTCATCGAGCAGTTAATTACCTGGACCCCTACTACTAAGGGTAAGACCGATATGGTAATGGCTCTGTGGTTCTGTGAGATCCGCGCAAGAGAGATGCTCAACTATGGTAAGTACGCATCCCACCATCTAAAAAACCCATTCCTATCTCGCGCAGAGATGGGCAAGCGAATAGTTGTCAACATAGATGAACTAATCGCAGAGAACAACCGTACGTTCATCTAACAAGGAGATAACAAAATGGCACTAAAGAAGCAATTAAAACCACTTAAAGGTTCATCAGACAAAGCACAATTAAAGAAGGCAGCAAAGAAGGCTGACCCTATGAAGGCATCAGCAGCATCTCACCAGAAAGACCTAGCAAGAATGTCAGGCGCAACAGCAGCGACTAAGAAGTTTAAGGCTGATAAAAAAGCTGGTATTCGGTCTGCTGAAAATAAGCCAAGTCGTGCATACACTGCTGGCAAGAAGGCTGAAAAGCGCACACTAAAGTCATTTAAGTAAGGACTAGACAATGCCAGTAAGAAAGCCAGGAAAGTGTCGCAAGTGCGGCAAGTCAGATAAAGCGTGTAAGTGCTGATGCCAAATATGAAGAAGCCTGCGCCTAAGAAGCCTACTGGCAAGCCAGTACCTGCTTCAAAGAAGAAGTTAATGCCACTTACAGGACCTGCTGCAGTAGAAGCATTGCAGCGTCGTGTATCACCATCTGGTGTTAAGAAGGCAGAAGCTGGAGCAAAGAAGGCCATTGACAAGAAGTACCCAGGATTATACAAGAAGAAGTAAGGAACCCCAGTGTTAACAACTAAAGAGGTCATTGCGAAGGTAGGTCGCCTTCAGACCAAATTCGCAGCACGTGATCAGCGTATGCGCGACGTGCTCTCGGTACGCCAAGGAGACATTAGCAAGGTTTACCCTTCTATGTTCTCAGAGGACTACCCAAAGCCTCTCGTTGCTAACTTCGTTGACGTTGCAGCACGTGACTTAGCAGAGGTGATGGCACCACTGCCATCATTTAACTGCGCTGCAGTCAATATGGTTTCAGATGCACAGCGTAAAGCTGCAGATACCCGTACTCGTATCGCCAACTACTTTGTTACAGCCTCTGATCTACAGATTCAGATGTACCAAGGTGCAGACTGGTTCAATACTTACGGTATGTTGCCAGCACTTGTTGAGATGGATTACGAGACTAACTCTCCACGTATCCGTTTGCTCAACCCGTTTGGTGTCTACCCTGAGATTGACCGCTTTGGTCGCACCACTTCACTATCTCAGATAGTTGTAATGGATGCCGAGTCCCTTGCTGCTCAGTACCCAGAGTTTGCACCACAGATTTTGCCACGTAATAACTACGGACAAGGTTCACCAAACCTATCTGTAGTGCGTTATCACGACAAGGATCAGGATTTAATCTTTATCCCAGAGCGTAACAACCTAGTCCTTGCTAACCTACCTAACATAACTGGTAAGTGTTTAGCATCAG